GATGGAGGATTATCAATACCGTTTTTACCCTCGTTGGTTGTTAATAATGTTATTGCGCCGCCGGCGAAGATATTGTCAAGTGTGTGGAATAACCCACAGACAGACCGAATCATGCGACGAATTGGCTATCTTGGAGACCCAAAAATTTCTCGAGGGGTAGATAAGGTAACTGAGTGGTTGCAACAAGTTATTATTCAAACAGTAAATTGGTATAAGGAAGTTATATTAGGTTTAGCCCCCCAAGAAGATATTGATACTGAGTGTTCTCCTGTTTTGAAGTGGTATAATGATACAGATGAGTATTTTAGATTGTATTATTCTGGAGAATTAAAGTGGAATGATATGAATTGGTCTATTTTGATGAATCTATATGGTAGAGGTATGGCATTAATTCGTCAGAATGTATATTCAGAATTTAAACAGGATATTTGGAAAATAGTTTTTAAATTAGGTAATCTTCTTGAGAAATTTAATAGCCATGGAAGAACAGGAAATTCAATTCGAAACCCTCCAGTTAGTATTTATCTGGCAGGAGGAACTGGAGTTGGAAAATCATCAGTTACCTATCCCTTGGCAGCAGAAATTTTACGAGGTATTTTTCAACGTGAACCTGCTGGGGTGGATTTGGCAAAATATTGGAAAAATCTTATATATATGAGATGCCCTGAGCAAGAATTTTGGGATGGATATGAGAATCAGCTTGTAACATTTTTTGATGACTTTGGGCAATTAGTGGATACTTCGGCATCTCCTAATTTAGAGTTATTTGAAATTGTGCGAGCTGCAAATTCTTTCCCTTATCCTTTGCATATGGCATCTCTTGATCAAAAAGCGACAACTACTTTTAATTCAAAGATTATAATGTGTTCTTCAAATTTAGATCAACCTAAAACTGCGTCTTTGAATTTTGAGCAGGCCCTATTTCGTAGGTTTGATGTTTGTGTTAAGGTGACTAACAAACCAGGAGTGGAAAGAATTCCTGGTAAGTTTGATCCTTCAATTTACGAATTTCAGTTGTATGATATGGCCACTCAAAATTTGGGAGAGTTTATTAGTTATAAGGATTTGGTTTACATGGCGGTTACTAAATATTTTGAAAGGAAGGGTTTTGTTGATACTATGGATGATTATATCACATCTATGTTGAAGAAGAACGAGAATCCATCCCAACAAAGTTTAGGAACTGCCTTAGGTAATACTATATGCACTATTAAATCTGGAATTAAGAATACTATTAATTGTGCTTATCAAAATTATTATGATTTTCAAGGAGCGATGTGCGGTGAATTACAACACAGGTTTATGGTTGAGATTCGTCAGGCATTGGAGTCTTTTAGATATAAATTAATGAGAGTAGAATCTTCTTGGAATAATTTTAGGTTAGAACATAAGTATATTTATAAGGCATTAAAATTTGTAGGCATTGTAACTTTAATTTTTGGAGTAGTTAAATTGTACAACTCTATGACGACAAGTTCGAAGAAAGAGAAATTTATGAGTATGGATCAATTTGTTAAATCTGGAAAGAAAATACAGGGTGAATCTTATGTTGCTCCAAAAGTTAAAAATCCTAAGGTTGAGAGTTATACTGTCACTAATGTTAAGAACCCAAAAGTTGAATCCATGTGTAAGCACGAATACGATGTAAATGGATGTTCTGATATTTGTGTAATTGATAACTCTCAGTGTGAAATTTGTTATGATGATAAAGTTAATCAAGATAGATTATTTGGGCCTAAACAGGAAGCTTATGTTCAACCAAACGTTAAGAATCCGAGAGTCGAGGGTTTGTTGCCTATAACTCCTACTTACGCTTGTGAACATGAATTTCCTGCTAAATTTAAACTAAATCCTTTTAGACATTATTTTCTTAAGGTGGATCCCACTTGTAACAAATGCGTCCCTGAAAATCCTCAACAGGAAGGAGTAAGGGATGTAAATGCAAGTGAGATTTTGGCAAAAATTATCCGGTCTAATTTTTATAAGATATATTCTGTTGATAAGGATGAGGCAATTGGTCATTGTATATTTTTGCGTGGTCAAATTGTTATATGTCCTCGCCATTATGTAGTAGCTTTTCAGCGATTGCAAGGAAATGGGGGGAGTAATAGAGTATATCTTAAGAATGTTTTTGTTAAAAGAAGTTTTGAGATTGATGTCTCTGAAATTTTGGAAAAAGCTTTTTATTATGAATCTCCTGAAGAAGGTACTTTACCGGTTTTAAGTAGAGATTTAATGGCTTTTCCCGTAACAACAGCAACTTTTCATTCAAATATTGTTCCTTTCTTTGCGGATAAGAATTCTTTGAATTATGTTAAGGGTAGTGATGTAATGATGCCAGTCCTTATAAATAATAATTTAAAGGACTCTGAAAGAGCCATAGTGGCCTTTAGATATGCTAAAGGGCACTCTAGCTTGGTATCATTACCGGAACAGGCAATAGATAATGAAAACGGTTTAACCGTTAGGATCATCAGAAATATGTGGAATTATTCAATGGATACTCAGCCATCTGAGTGTGGTGCTCCACTTATTGTAAGGAATGTTAATATTGGACCAGGTAAGATTATAGGATTGCATGTTGCTGGACATCATAATGGAAGTGGTTATGCCACTCCTGTTTATAAGCAGGATGTAGAATATGTTTTATCTAAATTTAACCCTTATGATAGTGTAGAGTTTCGATTGAAAGGTAAGTATGGTGAATATCCAACTCAACAGTGTCAGGTCCCAGAAGAAGCTGAATTTATTCGTATAGGATCAGTAGATAGACCTGTAGCTCAACCTAGTAAGTCAAAGATTGAACCTTCTCCGTTGTTTAATAAAATTAAGGATGTGGAAACTCGTCCTTGTCTTTTACGAACAACTCAAATAAATGGAGAAGAATTTAATCCTAGAACTTATAGATTGGGTAGACTTGGCAATATTCCTCAGTTTATTCGAAATTTAGAAGTAGATTTGGCTGTTCAAGCTTTGGTAGATGATATAAGTGATAATATTAAGCAATTTGATTTTGGACCTAATATTAAACCTAGATATAGTTTTGAGGAAGCTGTTGTAGGGATTGATGGAGAGGAATTTATAAATTCTATTAAGCGTAATACTTCCCCGGGTTATCCATTTGTACACCTTAAAGGATTCGAAAATAGGAAAACTATTTTTGGAGATGATGAGAAGTGCAACATGGATTTACCTCAGTGTAGAATCATGCAAGCCCGCGTTGATTCTATTATTGATATGTGTAAGCAGGGGATTATAACTGAACATATTTTCATGGATACTTTAAAAGATGAACGTAAACCTCTCCATAAATCCCATAAGACTAGACTGTTTTCTGCAGGACCTTTAGATTATTTAATAGCATGTAAGATGTATTTTAATGGTATTGTTGCGGTTTTGCAGAAGGCGAGAAATTACTCTGGTATTTCTGTAGGTACCAATGTTTATAGTCAAGATTGGTCGGTTATTGTACAAAGAATTCTTTCCAAATCCCCTAATATAGTTGCTGGTGACTTTGAAGGTTTTGATGCCAGTCAATCACAGCGATTATTGATGGGGGCCGGAAGGGTTCTTATAGAGTTATCAAAGAGATTTTGTGGTACCACAGATGAAGATGCTTTTGTTATGTGGTGTTTACTTATTTCTTTGTTTAATTCTGTGCATATAACTGGAAAGGAAATTTATCAATGGACTCATTCTTTGCCTTCAGGACATTACCTTACTGCTGTAATAAATTCAATTTTTGTTTTGGTATCATTTTGTGTGGTATGGCAGATTCACAAGAAAAATACATCATATGTGTGCGCTAGACGTTTTTATAAAACGTGTGGCAAAGTAGCATATGGTGATGATCACGTGATATCTGTTCCGCAAAGTGAACCAGAATTTAATCAACAAACATTAATTGGACTATTTAAGCAAATAGGTTTGAGTTACACTATGGAAGATAAAGACGCTGTTGCTTCTTCAGCTTTTCGTAAGATTACTGAAGTTAGTTATTTAAAGAGAAAATTTGTTTTTAATAAAGACTATCAGCAATGGCTTTCTCCTTTGGACTTAAAAACAGTATTAGAATCTCCTATGTGGCTTCATAAATGTCCTGATCCGATTGATCAAACTAAGGCTCAAATTGATAATTCACTTAGAGAATTGAGCTTACATGACGGTGAAACTTGGAATAAATGGTACCCCGTGTTTGCGAAGTGTGGAAAACAAATTGGACATTATACAGAATTTGTTGACCATGCGGAAACGCGAGCGGAAGTACTTTTGAATTAGGCCCTTAAGATGTGATCTTTGCTCGATTAGGTTAAAATGACAGTTGTTAATATTCGAGTAGATGCTATTTTAAGAAGGACGTTAGCTATTAAGCTTTACCACTCAGGATGCGTCAAGGCAGCCCCTTAATATCCAGAGAACCTGTCTAGGAAAGTTGCATTCGGTTGTGCATTTTCTGAAATTACCCATGACCGGC